TAAGAATATTAAGAAAATAAAAAGATTATGTACTCGATTTCCTTAAGTAGCAGAATATACTAAGAGATCATAAAGATTATTCTTTTTATATAATAGAATATATTTTGAGTACATAATATTATTTTTAGAAAAGATTTATAAGTTTTAAGAATTTTAAGAAAATAAAAAGATTATGTACTCATTTTCCTTAAGTAGCATAATATACTAAGCGATTAATACTATATATTAATAAGTTATAAGAAAAAAAATAGATAAATATAATTTATTATGTACTCTTTTTAAATTGTATTATCAAACATATTGAAAAAATGTCAATAAGTATATCGAAATAAATAAAGTTATTGATTTTATATAAATATCAAAAGTATTAAGATTTTCATGTAAATATTCTGGAACTTTTTCATATAAATTATTAATTATACCTGTATGATATATTAACAATGATATAATAACTAATACTAAACTTTTCTTAATTATATCAATTTCAATATTAAAATACGGGAAGTTATCATTTTTTTCTAACGCTACATTTTTTGTATAATTATTATTTATATCATTATAATTTTGTTGTTGATATTGTTGTTGTTGTTGTGGTTGTTGTTGGGGTTGTTGGGGTAGTTGTTGAAATTGTTGGACTGGTGAATATTGAGGAGTAGTCTGTTGATGTTTTCCATTATCTTCATTATTTTTAGAAGTCATAAGTTCTTCTCTGAACTCGTTTAGAACATCTTGGACGATAGGGTCATTTATATCGCTTTGGTCTATTGTTGTTCTATCAGTTTTTAATGGTAGTGAATTAGTTGGTGTTGACATAACTTGTTAATATAATATAATATTAGATTAAGATTACTATATTTATAACGCAATAAAAAAAGTATATATATGATAATTATTTATTTTTTAATAACTTTTTTACATTTACCAGTATTTATATTTCTAGCCTCTCCGTCTTTACATTTATTAACACATCTTCCTGTAATAGAATTTACTTCTTTTCCTTCAGGACATTTAATTTCTTTTTTTACAACATCTTCATTAGTTGCAACAACATTTATAGTTTTAACTTTATCATTTACATTTTTTACAACCTTTTTACATTTCCCTGTAATTTTGTCTCTTACTTCTCCGTCTTTACATTTATTAACACATCGTCCAGTAATAGGATTTACTTCTTTTCCTTCAGGACATTTAATCTCTTTTTTTACAACACTTGGATTAGTAGCAACAATAACATTTACATTTCCATCATCAACATTCACAACCTTTATTGTATTATCTACCTTATTAACAATTTTTTTGCATTTCCCTGTAATTATATCTCTAACTTCACTATCTTTACATTTATTAACACATCTTCCAGTAATAGGATTTAATTCTTTTCCTTCGGGACATTTAACATCTTTTTTAACACCTTTTTTAACACCTTTTTTAATATTAACTTGTGGTATTTTCGGAATGATAACACGATCAATTAATTGTATATCTTCATATGAGTATAATGATGGTATATTATTTTTTATAGGACATTTTAAATTCAAATAATTATATAAAGATATTTTAGTTTTTTCAGTTTGAAAAAGTTTATATAGTTCTGATTTATCACTTAAATAATTATTATATTGAATATTTTCTGCTATCCTTTTATTTTCATAATTATTAATATATTTTTCTTTTTTATTTATATTTACTAATTCTTTTTCATTAATATTTTTGAAATAATCTTCAATATTTTTTTTAAGTATTGTAATATCATTTGAACTATTATTAGCTATATCAATAACTTTATGTTCTATATTAATTAATATACTCATTTAATAATATTAAGGATAAAAATAATATTCAACGTAATATAATATCTTCAAACATTCCTTTATAAAATGTTTGCAAACTTTCAGATGGGTTCATTTGATCTTCATAAACACTTCTTGGAACATATTTAACTACAACTTTATCTTTTTTACATACCAACTTATTACTATAATATCCTTGAATAATTAATAATATACCAATAAATAATAAAAATATTGCGATAGCCTTCATACTTAATATTACTAAATAAGAAAAAAAATAAATTGTATTCACAAATAATTAATAAATTACTTTTGTCTTTCACTCCATACATCGACATTCTCGATTGAACTTTTTAGAGAATCTAATTCAATATTATTATCTTTATCAGAATCTGAACCAACAGGTGCAGCATTTGACGCAACCTTATTTTTTCTTTCCTCAAAAATAATATCTTTATCATCCATATTTTTCTTATATTCTTTCATAAGAGTATTAAGTTGTGTTTCCGAATATTCTTGATTATCTAAACATTCAGGATTTGGCGACCAAGGACACCAACAACCAACTTGTGCGATATAAATATTAAACTTTGTATCAATCTTCTTTAAGAACTCACTACGGGTTTTAGCCTCTTCAAGAGTATCGAATGTACCTCTTACTTTGATACCTCTCATTGATGTTACGAAGTTATTATCTCTATGATAACTTTGCTCTAATTCATCGTTATTTACTGATTTGTAAAAAGTATATTGTTCGTTCATTTCTTTATTATCAAAAATATAAGAATGATTGTCTCGAATAGTATTAACCATATCAGCTGTATCTGGGTATTTTTCTTTTATTCCATCGAGTAAAACTTTCATATCATCTCCGAATTTACCAATAAACTTAGATAGAATATATAAATCTTTTTTCACAATAACATCTTCAGGACTTAGGAAAGATAAGAGAACATAATTTTGCGCTCTAATCGGTTTATCTTCATCTAGATAATCAGTTTCTTTTGTAGTTACGAGAACAGAGGTATCTTCCATTACGTCTATTTATACTATTTAATATAATTTAAATCTTATATATATTTTTTAAAATTATATTATAATAGTAATATGAAAGTATTTTACGAACATTATGATGAATTTAATATATTTATAAAATATATTATAGGAGGTATAATAATAGCTTTTACAGTATCTATAATGCCTAATAATAAATTAGATGTAAGTGAGATATGGTTAATTGGTTTAATAACATCAAGTACTTACGCTATACTCGATTTATTGTCAAATACTGAAAAAATAAATGTTGAAAAAATATGCGGTTTAAAAGAGGGTTTTAGAATATAGTAAAATTAAAGTGAAGGTATAATATCATAATCCAAATCAACACATATTTTTTTCCATATTTGATCTTGTACGTATAGTTTTTCCCTACTTTTTAATAATGGAAAATATTTGAGATATTCATTTAAACCAAGAATTTGAAAAAACTTATAGAGTACATAACTATAAGATAAAAAGTTTTTTCTATCTTTAGGACAATGTTTTAAAAAAGGTGCTTGAATACTTCTAAACATACTACATAATTTTTCTTCTAATTCAGGGCTAAATTGAGGAGTTGGTATACCGCTTATTCTATTAATAATATAGTTAATATGTTCATAATACTTATTAATCCTTAATCTTTTTAGGATATCTCGCATTTTAATATAAGTAATAGTTTTGAGATCAATTATCTTTTCTTTCTTAATTTCTGCTAATATTTTTTCAAAAATATCATCTGGAATATCGGTACTTTCTTTTCCCTGAACTTGATTACACCATTCTCTAAAATGATTTATTCTTTTATAACAAAAATGAGATGTGTCTTTTGTATTTTGTTTTAAAATAGGTCTGTTTTGTTCTACTAAAAGTAATTCTTGATATCCACACATATTACATATCATAATTGCATCTTGTTGTAAACAAGTCATTTGATTTTTACATACTTTACACATTTCTATGTTTTTATCTTCAACATTTCTAACATATTGTTTATCTATTATAGACATATATTTATCAACTAATGCACTTTTATCATATAGTGTATCATCGTTATTATTAGAATCTATATATTCTTCGGTTTTAAAGTTATTACTATTCACTTCTTCACCTATAATATTGTTTAAATCAGATGTATTGTTTATTATATTTTTTGAATCTATATTATTAAGAGCATCTAATACATTTATAGTTGTCGCTGAAACTATACTTCTTTTTTTTTTTGAATCATTTTTATATATTTTAGGTTGTCTATTCAATAATTCGCTCGTAGATACTATGGTATTTTGTTGCTCTATATTATGATAATTATTTATATCAGATTGCTTTTCAACAGTTTCATAATATTGAAATAATATATAGCTTGTATTTTTATAATAATCTATTTCATCGTATGTATTTAATTCTTTAATACATATTTTTAGTTCTGATATTTTTTCACGTAATATAATGTTTTTCGTCCATAACAAATTACCTTTCTCTTTATCCTTCGATATTTCACATTTTTCTAGTTGTGAAATAATAGAAAGTATTTCTTTTTCATATTTACATAATAATAAATTATATTCTTCTTTGAGTATATCGCTATCTTCAAAACCTTTTATTATATTATTGTGCATTGCATCGAGTGTAAAAGTGTCATTGTTATCATTTGACACCTTTTTCTTTGATGATTTTTCTTTGAACATCATTATAGATATTTTATTAAATAAAAGGTTTATATGATAAAATATTTTTATTCGTCCTATTATTCATATTTTTTTCTCCTCTAATAGTATAAAGTATATAGCGTAAATGGGTGGTGGTCTTCTTCAACTAGTAGCTTATGGTGCTCAGGATGTTTATTTAACTGGTAATCCCCAGATTACCTTCTTCAAGGTTGTATATCGTCGTCATACTAACTTCGCAATTGAAGCTATTCAACAAACTTTTAACGGTAACCCCATTTATGGTAGCACCGTAAATTGTCAAATATCACGAAATGGTGATTTAATTAATCGCATGTATCTTCAAGTAGATGTTGAAAAGAGAGCACAAGGTATTGATATGTCATATGTTAATTATCTAGGTCTTCGTTTAATTAAATCAGTAGTTATTGAAATTGGTGGACAACAAATTGATAAACATTATTCCGATTGGCTTTACATTTGGAATGAATTATCTCTTCCACTCGGAAAACGATATGCTTATGATAATATGGTTGGTGCTGATAAAGATATACTTTCTGCTTCGGGTAGTACCTTATATATACCTCTTGAGTTTTGGTTTTGTCGTAATGTTGGTTTAGCCTTACCTCTAATAGCTTTACAATACCATGAGGTAAAAGTTAAAATAGATTTTGAAACTAAGGCGAAATGTTTTTGTTCTGCGGGGGGTGGTGACTCAGTATTAGCAACAGTCAATACTGAGTTTCCAAGTGATCTTAAAAATGTAGCATTATGGGTTGACTATATTTTCCTCGACACTGACGAACGTCGCCGTTTCGCTCAATTATCACACGAATATTTAATAGAACAACTTCAATTTACAGGAACTGAAACACTATCTAAGGGAAGTAATCGTATTAAATTAAATTTTAATCACCCTTGTAAAGAATTAATATGGGTTGCAAAAATGAGTAACGTCACAGCTAAAGCATCTCGTTGGTATGATTATACCGATAGTGATTTAGCAGATACAGCTGTTTTTGATTCACCAGGACTTGATGGAGGACAATTAAAAGATTCTACAACATTTCAATCAGGTACATCAGCAAATGGTAAAAATCCTTTTATTGACGGTATTCTTCAATTAAATGGAAATGATCGTTTCGCTATACGCAAAGGTTCATATTTTAATTACGTTCAACCTTATCAACATCATACAAACATTCCAACTAATGCAGGTATTAATGTATATTCGTTTGCTCTTAAACCTGAAGATCATCAACCAAGTGGAACACTGAATATGTCTCGTATTGATACAGCAACCCTTATGGTAAATGTTGTTGCAACAACAAAGGTTGCAGGTGGTGGTGGACCTATAGCATCTGTATTCGATGGTATTCAAATATACGCAGTAAATTATAATGTACTTCGTATTCTATCGGGTATGGGTGGTCTTGCTTATTCTAATTAAAATATATCTGAGTTTATTTATATATATATTATTGTGTAATATAGTCCTTTTTTTTTTCTCCTCTAATAGTATAAAGTATATAGCGTAAATGGGTGGTGGTCTTCTTCAACTAGTAGCTTATGGTGCTCAGGATGTTTATTTAACTGGTAATCCTCAAATTACCTTTTTTAAAGTTGTATATCGTCGTCATACTAACTTCGCTATTGAAGCTATTCAACAAACTTTCAACGGAACACCAGGTTATGGAAATCGTGTAACTTGTCAAATATCACGCAACGGTGATTTAATACATCGTATGTATTTAGCAGTTGATATGGAAGGTAATGATAAATTTTTATGTCCTTATTTTGGTCTCCGTCTTATTAACCATGTAGAAATAGAAATAGGAGGTCAAAAAGTAGATAAACATTATTCACATTGGATGTATATTTGGAATGAATTATCTTTACCAAAATCAAAAAAAGAAGGTTATAGTAAAATGGTTGGTGGTGCTGGTGGTATTATAACAGATATGTTATATGTTCCTCTCGAGTTTTGGTTTTGCAGAAATGTTGGTCTAGCATTACCTTTAATCGCTCTACAATATCACGAAGTAAAAGTTAATATCAATTTTGAAACAGCAGAAAATTGTAATAGTGAAACAGATGTTGTCGCTAATCCTTTACTCCCGCTTGGTCCGTCGTCACTATGGGTTGATTATATTTTCCTTGATACTGATGAACGTCGTCGTTTCGCTCAATTATCACATGAATATTTAATAGAACAACTTCAATTCACTGGTTCTGATTCAATATCAGGAACTCAAATGAAACCAAAGTTATCATTTAATCATCCATGCAAAGAATTAGTATGGTTTTGTGCTAATAAATTTAGTTCTTCTGTAGTATCTATAAATAATGATAATTGGATTAATTATTCTACTACTGCTGTAATAGGTACTACAGTAGATAATACTATCAAAAACACTAAGACATCGACAATAGTATCAACAAATCCAATTGCTAAAGCTAAATTAGTTCTTAATGGTAATGATAGATTTTCCGAACGCCCTGGATCATATTTTAATTTAATTCAACCATTTCAACATCACGAAAATATCCCTTCAAATCCTGGAATTAATGTATATTCTTTTGCATTAAAACCTGAAGAACATCAACCAAGTGGAACACTTAATATGTCACGTATTGACACAGCAGTTCTTAATTTAGACTTTCATGCACAAGAAGCAGGTGTATCTCGTAATTTATATGTTTATGCGGTCAATTACAATGTTCTTCGTATATTATCGGGTATGGGTGGTCTTGCTTATTCTAATTAAAATATATATAAGTTTATCTATATATATTATTGTGTAATATAGCCCTTTTTTTTTTCTCCTCTAATAGTATAAAGTATATAGCGTAAATGGGTGGTGGTCTTCTTCAACTAGTAGCTTATGGTGCTCAGGATGTTTATTTAACTGGTAATCCTCAAATTACCTTTTTTAAAGTTGTATATCGTCGTCATACTAACTTCGCTATTGAAGCTATTCAACAAACACCGACAGGGAGTAATTCATTGGGATCTCGGGCAAGTATCCAAATTACACGCAATGGTGATTTAATCCATCGTGTTTATTTCAATGGTAAAATAAAAAATGATGGTTCAGCATTAGCAGTAGCACTTGTTCCTAATTTTGGTCAAAAACTTCTTAAAACTGTTGAATTAGAAATTGGCGGACAACGTATAGATAAGCATTATTCTGAATGGCTTTATATTTGGAATGAACTTTCTCTTCCTGTTGGAAAACGTGATGGTTATAATGTTATGGTTGGTGCTAATAGTACCAATAGTTGTACAAAACTAGATTTTGGAAAATCATATGAAGTATATGTTCCATTAGAATTTTGGTTCTGTAGAAATGTTGGATTAGCATTACCGTTAATAGCACTTCAATATCATGAAGTAAAAATTAATGTTGAATATGAAAGTATAGAAAATTTATGTGATAAATCTCTAACCAATTTATGTTTCGGACAAGATATTGCTGATGGCTGTACTAATGGAAATAGACTGATAGGAACAGAAACAGTATTAGATGGTACTAATGGCGGTTCACCCTTATTCCAAACAAATCCTCAAATATCATTAGAAGAAGCTGTATTATGGGTTGACTATATTTTCCTCGATACTGACGAACGTCGTCGTTTCGCTCAATTATCCCATGAATATTTAATAGAGCAACTTCAATTTACAGGAACTGACACTATTACTGAAAGTGTTGACTCTATGAAAAGTATTCGTATGAACTTTAATCATCCTTGTAAAGAGTTAGTTTGGGCTGTTAAGACTACAACTGCTTTAGCGAGTGGAAAAGTTTACTGGAATAACTTCTCAACAGCACACCCTGGTGCAATTGTTGCTGAAACAGTCAATGACTATATTTCATCATCAAATCCTATAACTCAAGCTAAAATTATGCTAAATGGTAATGATCGTTTTGCTACACGCAAAGGTGATTATTTCTCACTCGTACAACCTTATCAACATCACGAAAATACTCCTGATAAATATCATCAAGGTATTAACGTATATTCATTTGCACTTAAGCCCGAAGAACACCAACCAAGTGGAACTCTCAATATGTCACGAATTGATACAGCTGTTCTTTCATTGTCATCATCAGTAACAGGAACTATACATGTATATGCTATAAATTACAATGTTTTACGTATCTTATCAGGTATGGGTGGTCTTGCATATTCTAATTAATTTATACTAATAATTTTATTTTTTTCATAATAATAAATAATTATTTATTAAACGAATAAATGATTTTGAGTAAATTATTTTTTTATTATATTTGAATCTCATAATATATTCTGCTACTTAAGGAAAACGAGTACATAATCTTTTTATTTTCTCAATATTCTTAAAACTTATAAAAGTTTTATAAATATTCAATTATGTACTCAAAATATATTCTATTATAAACTTTATGAAAATACAATGTAATCTCTTACTATATTATTCTACTTAAGGAAAAACGAGTACATAATCTTTTTATTTTCTTAATATTTTTAAAACTTATAAAATCTTAGTATATTATGCTACTTAAGGAAAACGAGTACATAATCTTTTTATTTTCTTAATATTTTTAAAACTTATGAAATCTTTCTAAAAATTAAATTATGTACTCAAATGATAATCTCTTATAAAAAAAATATTCTGTATAATCACTTTGTATATTATGCTACTTAAGGAAAACGAGTACATAATCTTTTTAATTTCTTAATATTCTTAAAACTTTTAAAATCTTTCTAAAAATAAAATTATGTACTCAAATGATAATCACTTATAAAAAATAATATTCTTTATGATCTCTTAGTATATTATGCTACTTAAGGAAACGAGTACATAATCTTTTTATTTTCTTAATATTCTTAAAACTTTT